TACCCATCAGGCCCTGCTGTATCCACATAGTCTCCCGGGGCTCGCACGAAATAATGCGAGGACCCCGGCAGTCTTTAGGGACGAGTAGGACTTTAGCACACGGGTCGTACGATTCCAGGTAGTCAAGGTAGGAGCGCTCTCGCGACTCCCACCCTAACCAATCCTGGGTGAGTTCTTCCGGAGACATCTCATCAATTAAGTGAGACAATCCCAGAAAGTAATACTCATCGTACGGCCAGATATCGTCAATACTTTTGACGTATCTGGGCGTATCATATCTCTCCGATTGGGGAGTATGACACGCGGACGCACCACTGCCATGCTTAGGGAGAATATCCCTAGGATCAGCATGACAGAGGATGTACCGAATCAACCTTGACGCCTCAAACAGCAAATGGCTGCGAGGAACCCCCATGGGGGGGTCGATAGCACCCCAGTGCCCGTTTCCGGGAACTGGGGCGTCATCCGTATGGTTGACGCTGACCCAATCGTTCATTATGTGCGGCGCTTTCGCAAGCGCTTCACTCCTGTTCAATTGGTTAGCACGGACCCATGCTCCGAGAGTTTCCTCCGTGTGGAGGAAATTCCGGAGACAGGTCTGTTCGGACTCCTTGGTGTGTCCACCCTCAATCTTGTCAAACACAGCACAAAGCTGGTTTATACAAGATACAGCATCCACGTCTACATGACTCCGCAAGGCGCCATCTTCAGAGAAGATAGCGTACCATGCTTTATACATGAAGACGGGTAACTGAGTGTCGCGTTTTATTTGAAAACGCCGGGAATCCACTTCCAGAAACCCTCTTTCGAGGGCAGTAAGGAGGGATCCGCGGAGGCCTCGGAGGCCTCGACTGTAGTACTCAGTTCCTTCGTTTCTACATCGTCTCTCAAAAGATTCAATATCTTTCGAGGTGATGTATTGTTTGTTGCAACCGCAACGAGCAAGCCCGTGCCAAATAGCACAGAGGCGATTATAGTTGTCCATCTTTTAGTAACTTTAGTAGTTTCTTTAAGAAGGTACACTAACCTTGCCATAAGCCAAGCTCGGATACCATATGGTAGACGGTCACGTCCCAATTTTCGCCATCCAAGGCGATCATTAGGGGCAGGGAGGTTATTAATCTCCGGTTTGTTTATAGGTTTCATAACGATTGAAGCACCCGTTTTTAGAACGAGTAGACCCAACGTCGAACCAAACAGCTCAAGGGCCCCCCGAAGGGGGAACTACGGCCTCATCGCTCCTCATTAAGGAGTTTACCGATGAAGTCCGTAGTGCCCATGAGTTCACAAACGTTGCCGATCAGGTCGCCGATAGCCGCTCCCTCATCGTCCGGATTTCGGACGATGACGAGATAGGCACTCGCAGTTGTGTAAGAGCCATCAGTGGCTCCCACAACGGGCGAGTTAGTATCGAAACGAACAAGATAGCGCGTTTGCCCCGCTTTAGTAGAGACGGAAGAGACCCGAAGGGTCTTCCTCTCGTTAAGCGGCGATCCAGACACTGCATATGTAGTGCCAGAGGCGTCTGGGGCCAATTTGGAATATACATCCAGATTGGTCCCAAGGGTATACGAGTCAGCAAGCATGGTGCTTGTATC